TATCGTGTATGTTTATGATTGCTATAAGATGAGCAAACAGATACCGAGTTATCACGCAAGTCATATCAATGAACGGGAAGGTAGCGACTATATACCAATAATATGGCCCCATGATGGGTATCAGCACGATAAAGGTTCGGGTATCACTCTAGCCGAGCAATATCGCGATGCCTACGTTAATATGCTGCCTTTCCACTTTGAGAACCCACCCGCACTAGGTGAGAAAAAAGGTGGCAATAGTGTAGAAGCAGGGCTAATGGAGATGCTCGATAGAATGGAGCATGGACGATTTAAAGTATTTAATACCCTTTATGACTGGTTTGAGGAGTATCGAATGTATCATCGTAAAGATGGAAAGCTGGTCAAATTAAAAGATGACTTAATGTCAGCGACAAGGTACGCTACCATGAGTCTAAGACATTCAACAACTAAAGGCTCACGTTGGCAATCTAAAGGAACACTAGCTCCTGATGTAGCTATCGTGTAAGGAGACAATAATGACTTACGCACAAAAATTTAAAAAAAGATATAAGAAGAATACATATTAAATGGCTATAAAAATGACAGAAGATGAGTTAGTAGCTCATCTTAATAATGAAATAGAATCTTCCACAGGAAACTTCAATACAGAACTATCTGCTCAAAGAGAAGAAAACATGGAGTATTACCTAGGCGAAAAGTTTGGTAATGAAATTGATGGTCGTTCTGAGATTGTTACAACGGATGTAAGAGATACTATTGAATATATTATGCCGTCATTGATGCGAATCTTTACAACGCATAACAATATTGCTGAGTTTGAACCACAAGGTCCTGAAGACGTAGAGATGGCACAACAAGCTACTGACTATGTCAATTATGTTTTTAACAAACAGAACAATGGCTTTAAAGTTTTATACGATGCCTTCAAAGATGCGTTGATATCTAAGACAGGTATCATCAAACACTTTTGGGAAGAACGAGAAGAGATTAAAACAGATACTTATGAGAATTTAACCGAGGTTGAATACCAATCTGTATTAGCAAATGATGAAATGGAGATAATTGAGCTTAGTAAAAACATACAGGAGAAAGCTCAAACAGACGATTTCGGTACATTGATTAGTCCTGAGATAGCATCATACGATTTAAAAGTAAAATGCACTAAAAAATATGGGCAAGTTAAAGTAATATCCGTACCTCCTGAAGAATTTTTAGTTTCAAGACGTGCATCGTCTTTAGAAAACGCTTCATTCGTTTGTCATCGAGTAAAAAAATCAGTATCGGACTTAATTTTAGAGGGATATCCTAAATCTTTACTAGACGATATACCCACTTATACACAGAACAACGCAGAATATAACGAAGAAAGACAAGCAAGGTACTCTTATGACGAAGATTCTACCCCAGCAGACGAAGGCAAAGGTCCTTCTAGGAAGGTTTGGATTGATGAGTGCTATAGTTACATAGATTATAACAATGACGGCATAGCCGAGCTAAGAAAGATTACTCTCGGTGGGCATACAATACTCGACAATGTTGAAATAGACTCGATACCTTTTTCAACCATCTGCCCACTACCGATTCCCCACAAGTTTCACGGCATGTCCGTGGCTGATACGGTTAAAGACATACAATTAATTAAATCAACCATTGTAAGAAACATATTAGACAATATGTATTTAACTAATAACGCAAGATACGCTGTATTAGCAGGACAAGTTGAGCTAGATGATTTACTTTCCTCAAGACCTGGTGGGATTGTGCGAATGAGAAGCCCAAATGCTGTAACACCTTTACCAACGCCACAAATGTCAGGCGATGCGTTTAGAATGGTACAGTATTTAGACCAAGTTCGTGAAGAAAGGTCAGGAGTATCTAAGATGACGCAGGGATTAAACCCTGATGTTTTAAATTCACACGTAACTACAGGGGCAGTAGCAGCCGTTACAGAATCTTCTATGCAAAGAATAGAATTGATAGCAAGAATCTTTGCTGAAACTGGGATTAAAGATTTATTTAGAAACATTTACCAGTTAATCCAAAGATACGAAGATAGAAAGAAAGTATTTTATTTAAACAATAAGTTTGTTCCGATTGATGTTTCAAGATGGAGAGATAATCTTAATTGTATTATTAATGTTGGAGTAGGTTCAGGTAGTCAGCAAACTAAAATGCAGACAATGAGTGGTATTATGACCATTATACAAGGGCTAATTCAAAACGGTGGAATGAATACTATGGTAACACCACAAAATATTTATAACGCTGTATCAGAGTTTATTACGCAATCAGGGTATAAGAATCCTGATATGTTTGTAGCAAACCCTGCTAATATGCCACCACCACAACCACCACAGCCTACGGTTGAAGAAAAGATTGCTAATCAAAAAGCACAAATAGAACTAGAAAAACTTAAACTTGAAGCTGCTGAAGTAGAACTTGATACTAAGATTAAACAACAAGCACTCGAACTTAAAAAACGTCAAGCTAAAGTTGACACTATGATTAAAATGGAAGAATTAAAACTTAAACAGCAAAAACTAGAGCAAGGTGAATTTGAAATTGCAATGGAAGCAACTCAATTAAAATCAGTTGCTCCTGGAGATGAGTAATGGCTTTAACTAAAAGACAAAAAGATACCCTTGCTAAACACAAAAAACATCATACGGCTAAACATATGGCAATGATGCGTAAACTTATGAACGAAGGAAAGTCATTTACGGCTGCACATAAAGTTGCAATGCAAAAGGTGGGAGCATGAGATATCCAAAATACAATCCTGACTACGATAAACTTGGTGCAAGAAACAAAGTAATCGGCAAAGAAATTAAAATGTTGGTCAATGAAAAAGACATTGAATATAAGAAAGCAAAACAATTTGCTCTTAATAAGTTTCCTAAAACTAGGAAGCTACCGTTGGCATGAAAGATTTAAACGAGCTTAATATTGAAATAGAATTGATTAAAAAAGATATTAATGATATAAAAAACAATCACTTACATCACATTGAAAAAGATATGAGAGACGTAAAGATAGAAGTGTTTAGATTTAAGTATGCAATATGGGGGGCATTGTTAATTTTTATATTGGCAACAGATAATTTTAAAGAGTTATTGAGGTTACTTTAAATGGCAAAAAGCAAGAACACACCAACCAATCCTTCTCTTTATGCTAGAGTAAAAGCAGCAGCTAAGAAAAAATTTAAAGTTTATCCATCAGCCTATGCTAATGCTTGGTTAGTAAGGGAGTACAAAAAAAGAGGTGGAGGTTACAAGAGTGGCTAGGTCTACTGGTGGTCTTACCAAATGGTTTAAAGAAAACTGGGTAGATATTTCTGCACCAAAGAAAAAAGGAAAGTTTCAAAAGTGTGGTCGCCCTAAAAAAAGTAAGCGAGGTTATCCAAAGTGTGTACCAGCTTCAAAAGCAAAAAGTATGACGGCTGCTCAAAGAAAATCAGCAGCACAAAGAAAAAGAGCAGCAGGTAACAAAGGACCTAAACCAACTTATGTTAAAACTTTTTCAAGAAAAAAAACATAATGAAAAATAAAACAACAGTATCAGCACTTACAAATACAGAATTACAACAACTAATGTTGAAATATCGCATTTCAGTAAATGAGTTACACTTGAAGACATCAATGTCTAAGAATGATATTCATGGGTATCTCAATGGACGAAAAACTATAACCACTTATGTAGTGGATAGAATCAACCAAATAGGAGAAGACAATGGCAGATAAAGACAATGCAATAAGAGAAGGACAAGAAGCAGAAAGATTGCTGAAAGACCCTTTGCTTATTAAATCTTACGAAGTTATCCAAAACGATATCTTTCAACAATGGATAAGAACAGAAATAATGGAAACTGAAAAAAGAGAATCCTTATATCATTCGCTACGAGGTGTACTTACAGCACAGAACGTACTTGTAAATACAGTCGAAAGTGGCAAAATAGTTCAAGAAGAATTAAGGGGAGGTAAATAATCATGGCAAAAGATGATATCCCTGTACAAGAATCCACCCATCGTGGTGTACCTGTAACTGATGTAGCATCAGCACAGGCAGCATTACTTCAATCTATGCAGACTCCTGAAAAGGAAAAACCTGCTGAAGAAGAAATGCAAACAGAAACAACGGAAGAAGTTTCTGCACAGGACACGGAGTCCGAATCAGTACAATCAGAAGCAGACAATCCTGATGGGTTAACTGCTGATGACCTAGTAGACCAAGACCAAGAAGTAGAAACTGAGACACCTAATGTTTATACCATCAAAGTAGACGGTAAAGACGTTGAGGTTACGCTTGAAGAACTACAGAACGGTTACAGTAGACAAGCTGATTACACAAGAAAAAGTCAAGTATTGGCAGAGCAACGTAGAAAAGCTGATGAAGAATTAGCTACGACTCAACAAGAAAGACAGCGATACTCTCAAGCCTTAGAGCAATTAGGAGATTCAACAGATTACGAAATTTCTCAGTTCGCAAATGTTGATTGGAATAAACTCAAGGAAGATGACCCAATGGCTTATATGCAGCAAAAAGATGCTTTAAGAGATTTGCAAGATAGTAAGAGAAAACTAGCAGAAGAAAAAGCAAGGATTGCAGCAACCAATCAAAAGGAATATGAAGCCAGTCTTGTTAAAGCAAGAGAGTCTCAGATAAAAATATTAACAGAAAAATTACCTGAATGGGTAGACCCAGTTAAAGGAACTAAACTGAAAGCAGATGTAAAAAACTTTGCAATGGCTGAAGGTTTTAGTGAACAGGAAATTGATATGTTAATGGATGCTAGAAGTATTAAAGTATTAAACGATGCTAGAAAATATAACGAACTTCTTAAAAGTAAAATCTCTAAGAAGAAGCAGAAAGTAATACCCAAAATGCAAAAGCCTGGGACACCTCAAACTAAAGAAGATAATAGGTCTGATAAGATTAAAGCACAAAGAGCAAGGCTTAGAAAATCAGGACACGTCAATGATGCTAAAAGCGTTATTGAAAGTTTGTTGAAAGGATAAGCCTAATACAAAACTTTTTTAAATAGGTAATCAAAAATGGCAATATACGCAGACGCATATGAAACCTTCGACTCGAATGACAAGAGGGAAGATTTGGCAAATGTTATTTATAACATCTCGCCAACAGATACGCCATTCATGTCTTCTATTGGTACAGGCAACTGTGCTGGTACACTACACGAATGGCAAACAGACTCACTAGTAGCAGCAGCAACTAACGTGGTAATGGAGGGAGACAATGCTCCTTCAAGACAATTAGTTGCTACTTCTAAATTACTTAACTATACTCAGATTTCTACGAAACCTGTTGTAGTTACTGGTACTCAAGAAGTTGTTTCTAAAGCTGGTGTAACATCAGAGATGGCTTATCAAATAGCTAAAGCTGGTAAAGAACTAAAACGTGATATGGAGTTCGACTTAACAGGTGTTAATGTTGCAACGGTTGGTTCATCAGGCACAGGTCGTAGACTTAGAGGATACGAAGCATGGTGTAATACTAACGACTCTCATGGAGCTGGTGGTTCTACACACGGTACAACTGGTGCAGTTACAGACGGAACTCAAAGAGTTTTAACTGAAGCACTAGTCAAATCAAGTCTTAAATCTTGTTTTGACGAAGGAGGTAATCCTGACTTAATGTTAGTTGGTTCATTCAACAAACAAAAAGTATCAGGCTTTACTGGTAACTCTACTCGTATGGACATGGCAGAAGATAGAAGTCTAGTGGCTACTATTGATGTTTATGTTTCTGACTTCGGTGAAGTTAGAGTAGTAGCTGACAGAATCTTGAGAAGCTCAGGAAGAACAACTATGATAGTGGACACAGAAATGTGGTCAACTGCTATGTTGAGACCTTTCCAAGTACAAGACTTAGCAAAAACTGGTGATGCTGAAATCAAACAATTATTAGTTGAATACACTCTTGTTTCTAAAAACGAGAAAGCATCAGCTAAAATTGCAGATTGCACAACATCATAACTTAAACATTTCATAACCCCATAAGGTTATTGTTAGGGGTAGGCGTGGTTTCCTACCCCACTCAGATACATTTAATAATGACCTTGAAGAAGGTATCGCTTCGGAACGAGGGTTATTAAGATTGGAGAAATTTAATGAGAACATTAAATGATTATTTTATATATGGCGAAATAGCTAGTGTATCAACAGCATCAAGCACATTCGTCCCTGTACCTGACGGTGGTAAAATTATTAAAATTATTACTGCTTTACAAGGTGCAATTACATCAGCTAACGCTGCAATCAGTTTTGAAATTGATGGCACTGCTATTACAGGTGGTGGCATTACAGTTGCACACTCAGGCTCGGCAGCAGGTACTGTTGATTCAGCAGAACCTACAGCAGCTAACAGAGTTGAAGAAGGTGGAACAATCGAAATGATTACAGACGGAGCATCTTCAGGTGCAAAAAAACTATGTGTAACATTTGTAGTTAGGAGATAAGAATGAGTAATTGGAGCTTTGGACAAAGAGTCATAGTCAATCATACTAGAACAGTCAATCAGACAGGAACGCAAAGGACAGATGCTTTTAGTGATGGCGTAACTTATGTAAGAGTTACTTCTGACACTACTGGTGTTTTTGTTGCATTTGGTAAAACACCAACAGCAGCCGTTAATACTGGTATCCGTTTAGTAGCTAATGAACCTAAGACTTTTAAAATAGATAACGCTGACAAACTTGCAGCTATTGTTGCAAGTAGTACAGCTAATGTTTTTGTAGAGGAGCTTAGTGAATAATGAGTAGAAAGTTAGGAGATGGACAAACATTTCATTTTCATTCTGCCGATGGCACTGGTGCTATACAACATAAGTCAGAAGACTTAACAAAGCTACTCGACCAAAACAAAAGATTGCAGCAGGAAGACCACAGTATAAAAGATGAACTTCGATTATCTGCAAGGATTCCTGTTACAATCTATTATGAATGGAAGAACAAGTTTGGTGTAGATTTATATAATAAAAATCATGCACCAGCAGTCAGAAAACTATTAAACAGTCCTGACTATAGATACTTAAAAACAACCAGTAGAGTAATATAATGGCAATATCAACATACGCAGAACTAAAAACATCTATAGCAAACTGGTTAGACAGAGAAGATTTAACAGATATAATCCCTGACTTTATTGCTTTAGCTGAAACAAGACATAAAAGAGATTTTAAAATAAGAAGAATGGAAACTAGAGTAACAGCTAACACGATAGCTAATACTGAGTATTATACTTTACCTGACAACTATGTTGCTATGCGTAATATAAAACTTAACACAGATACAAAAACACCTTTAGAATTTTTAACGCCTGAAATAATGGATAGATTACAAGCAGGTAGCCAAACAGGTTGCCCAAAAGCCTATTCAATCAAAGGCAATGACATACAAATAAGACCTATCCCTGACGGAATTTATGAAATAGAAATAGCTTATTACAAAACATTTACTCCTTTGTCAGACTCTAATACAACCAATGATATGCTTACCCATCACCCTGATGTTTATTTATATGGGGCATTGGTAGAAGCAGAACCTTATCTTATGAATGATAAAAGAATTGATGTATGGGCAGGATATTATGATAGAGCCAAAAAAGATATTATAGATTCTAATGAAAGAGATAGACACTCAGGCACAGCACCTGTAACAAGAATTGACTACGGATTATATTAATGACTACCTGGACTATTGTTTCATCAAGTGCAACAACATGGAGTGTTATACAAAATACATCAGAAGGATATTTTGAAACAGAAGATAATTTAGATTTATTAGTAACAGAAACAGGATTACTGTTTCAACAAGAAGGGGGAGTTGTTATAGCTCCTGATGACTGGCAAGATGTTCCAGCTACATCAACGACAACATGGATTGAACAATAAATGGCAACACAAAAATTTAGTGATTTAACAGCAGTAACAACCCCTAATACAGAATCTGTATTTGCTGTGGCTCACTCAGGTGCAAATTTTAAATTAACAATTACAGATTTAGCAGCTAACTTACCAGCAGTTACGGCAACAAGCATTATATCTTCAGGCACATTGACTACATCAGGCAATGCTACCATAGGTGGTGATTTAACCATATCAGGCGATGACTTAACTATGGGTACAAATACCAGTGGTGCAGCCTTAATAGCCGATGGAACAAATTTCAATCCTGTCGTTA